CATCCCTCCGGCGTGTTTAGATCACAGCCGGAAGCTGATACGAACAAGTCAACATCGTCGGGCTTAACCTCGTAATGTTTCAGCCATGCAGCCACCCTGGCGCGGAGTCCGTGATGTCCCTCTCCAGCGAGGTAGACCACTTTCCCGTGGCGTACCGGCCTTCCGTCCCATGAAATCATGTCATCATTGCTGGCTATCATCATGCACCAGTGCAGCACAAGGAACGTCTTTCCGCAGCCTGACGGCCCGTGTATCATGCACAGACACCCTGACGGGAGCCAGCCTTTGATGAGCCATGGAATAGGAGCCGGTACATTCGCGAAGTCCCTGACTGATATCAGCCAGCCTTCAAGCGGCGGAGCGAGCAAGGATTTAACATCGCCTCCCTTCTGGTGGAAATCATTTACGTCGTCTCCGACATCGGGAGCCATGACGAAACGTGCGCCGTGTTTTTCACATGCCCTACGCGCCATCTTTTCTCCCATGCCGGATTCATCGTTATCAGCCACCACCACGATTTCAGAGAGAGCGCCTCTTTTGTCCCGTACCTTACCCGTCGCCTCCACCAGGTTGTGGCAGGAGAAGGCAACTACAACCGGCTTGCCCGTCACCTCGTGGATGGTGGCCGCCGTGGCAAATCCCTCCGCAATGTAAATGGGCGACTCTGACTCATCGCCCAGAAAATAAACATTCCCGCCGGCCTCACCTCCCTGGTGGAACTGTTTCTTCCCGTCTGCGTCAATGTACTGGATCGTCTTAATATCACCGTCCATGGTGCAGGCTGGAATCATCAGCTTTCCATCACCGGATACCTTTACCCCGTGCGGTTGGACGCCCTTGCGTTTCAGATACGGATGTTCACAGGTGGCCGGCGTCCCACCGTCCCATATCCTTTGAGCGGCCAGCGCAACCGCGTCATGGAGTTTTTCTATCTCCTGGTCACGGATGCGTTTTGCTTCCTCGATGTGTCGCTTCCGCGCCTCCACTTCGTCAAATGTAAGCTGGCGGCCTATGTCAGCCGTCCATGGCTGGCTGATGTCCTCGCGCCAGTCTCCGAACCGCCCTGCCGGTATCCCGTCTCCAAAGACGACATACCAGCCCGTCTTATCCTTCTTTTGCCCGGACCGGAAACGATGGATGCGCCCGTCCAAAATAACCTGCTCCGGAGGTTCAAGTCCTGCGTCTGCTATGGCCTCTATCAACTGCTCCTCTGGAGGGTCTATTCTTGGAGGAGGTGTTATCCATGGTCCATTGAAAATGTTTGTTAAATCTGCCACGCACACACCTCCTCCAGATTTTTAATGGCCTCTTCACACCCGTGGCATACGAGCACCTGGTATCCGGACTCTTCGAGATATCCCTTCCAGTCTTCCTGTTCCGGAGATAACCGCCCACCCTTAATGCGCTTCATTTCCACAAACGTCCTCCATGCCGGTATAAAGAGATCCGGCACACCCTTTGACAGTCCCTCTACCTTCAGCTTTGCAGCCGTTGCCGGTGAGCGCCAGCCGCCGTTCGGGATGGAAAAGATCCTCACGTCCGGGAACTTCCTCCTAAACCACTGTACGAATGTCCGTTGCTCCTCGTGTTCTGTCGGGATATAATTAGTTAGTTCCATAGTCGCCCCGTCACCCTGTCATATTTCCCATCCTTCTCCACAGAGATGATTGACGGATACTGCGCACCGTTCAACACTTCTATCACCTCGTCAAGGTCATAGGGATTATTGATTTTTACTCCGCACCGCCTTTCAAACGTTGCTATCAGGGACAGTGCTTTCTGTTCCGGATATCCACCATGGAGGAGGAGTACATATTCCGTCACAGACTGCAGCCCTGAATAGTAAGTCACCGTGGCGCACTCTTTGCCTGAGTTCGTCAGGTATCGCCTCCATTGCCAGCCGGTCACGGTCAGATATCGTTTCCCGTCTTCGCCCATAATGTCATCGTTGTGGAGTTTGAATTTCTTTGGTGGCGGTGGTGGAAACTCCCACCCGCAGGCGGGACATGTCCGCAATGAGATAGGTACAAACTCCTGGCATTGCTCACAGAGTTTTACGGGAGCGTCGCCGCGCCGCTCGCCCTTTTTTCGCGGCGGAAGCAGGTCGGTTATCGGCCCGTGCCGCCGGACGTTTCCTGCGAAATCGAGAAGAAGACAATCTGGACAGTGGGTTTTTGGCCTCATCCCCCGCCCTGCCGACTGTACGTAAAGGACTGTGCTTTCCGTCGGTCTCGCCATCACCAGAACGTCTGTATCCGGAGCGTCAAAACCAGTTGTCAGAACAGAGTTGTTTGTAATCACTCTGACGCGTCCGGCCTTAAAATCATTAAGAACTTTTGCGCGCTCGTCTGACGGTGTCTCGCCGAGTACCGCTTCTGCAGTCTCGCCCTGCCTCTGAAATTCATCCCGCAGAGCATAGGCATGGGCCACGCCGGAACAAAATACGAGGATAGAACTGCGCCCCTTGGATATCTTTAGTGTCTGGTCCACAATGGCGGCGTTGTTCTCCGCAGTGTTTACAGCCTTCTGCAAAGCCTCCTCAATAAAATCGCCGCCTCTCAGCTTCACTCCGTCCACAGACAAAAGCAGGTCCATGCACTTGCTTCGGAGCGGAGAAAGGTAGCCTTCTGAAATTAAGTCTTTGAGTGTTACGGGTTCGATGATGTCATTGAAAATTGCCGGAGGATCTGTTATCAGTCCGTGTCCTAGTCGGTAGGGAGTGGCCGTAAGACCAATGACTCTCAGCGCAGGATTGATGCCTCGAAGGTCATTGAGGAGGTTCCGATAACCACCCTGGTCCTTATGGGAGATTAAATGAGCCTCGTCCACTATGGCCAAATCAATGTGGCCGATATTGCAGGCACGCTTGCGTATAGACTGTATCCCCGCCACCGTGATTTGTTTTAATTCCTTACGGTTCAGCCCCGCAGAGTAAATTCCAAGAGGGGCTTCCGGCCAGAGGTCAAGAATCCTTTCCGCGTCCTGTTCGAGGAGTTCCTTCACATGGGATAAAATTAAAATTCTTTGGTCATCCCACGTCTGCACAGCGTCCCGGCAAATCTCGGCGAGGATGACACTCTTCCCGGAGCCGGTCGGGAGCACGACGCATACATTCCCATCGTCATGCTCGCCGAACCATCGGTAAATCTCGTTTACTGTGTGCTGCTGGTAGCCGCGCAGTTGCATGGCTCTGGCTCCTGTACCGTCTCCTGTGTCGGCTCTTGCTCTGGCACCGTATCAGGTTCATCAAACGGCCCGAACGTCTCGTCACATGCCTTCCACGTCCAGTCAATGATTTCACGGCTTCCGATCACGTTGGTATCTGGCTCGCCGTTCCGCACCATCTCGCCGTCTATCTCGTAGACGGCGGTGAAATCGTCGTCGCTGTCGTGGATATTCCACGGCACCAGGTCAGGGTGGAGCACATGTCCGGCGCATCCTTCCCGCTGGGCGTCAACGGGGATTTCCACCCCCCCGTACCGGGCGCAGGTCCATTTAGAATCTTCAGTTGGAGTACTCAAGGCACACGTCCGGCAGTTGATTTGTAGATATTTAGCCCAATCGTTCTTCCCCATTTTTATTTAGCCTCCTGCGATTCCGTATTTGTTCAGAACGAGTTGCCCATCTACAATTTTCTGGAGAATAATTTCCATTCACATCAACTCGGTCAATTGATAATTCTTTTGGTCTCTCTCCCATGTCAAGCAAAAACTGTTCAAAGTTATGCCATTCTGGGCAAACGGAAATATCCCTTTCTCCATAATATTTGTAGTTTTTTGCTTTTGGGTTGTAGCATCGAGTAAGCATAGAGGCCCATGAAATATACGTGGGAGATAAATGTCCATTTATGGTGTGTCCATGTGTCGTATTCATAGCCATTACAACTTCTCTATGCAAACAGCCACACGAACGTTTATTACCACTTCTCAATTCCGAAGAGACCGCTATTGTAGTTTTTCCACAAGAACATTTGCACATCCATAAAACGTGTCTTTTTTTGTTACTCTGTGGGAGCGGATATAGGACTGTTAGCTTGCCAAATTGCTTCCCAGTAAGATCGTTCCTTTTTCTTTGAGCTTCTCTTGTGGCACAACCGCAACTCGGGTTATTCCCTGTTCTAAGAGCAATCGCCGACTTTATACAAATGTCCCCACAATCACAAACGCACTTCCATTTGGGGTGGCGGCCACTAACCCTTTCTCCAACCATTTCTAATACAGTTAATCTGCCAAACTTTTTACCTATCATTTCCACGAGCGTTGGCATGATGCACCCCCTGTTCTCGAAAACAGATCACCCCGTGAGCCGGGCAGAATTTGCACTGATACCATGTCGGGTCTGTCGATATTGGCGGCGGCATCCTGTCTGACAATGTAATGCGCTTACCCCGCTCTATCAGTCTCTGCGCGGCGTCTGCGTCGTACCGCACTCGCTCTGTGTAGATGCCGTCATTGTCCTTGCACACCGCAAAATACAGCGCCCGGTCAATCCCTGAGCCAGCCATGTAAATCTGCATCTGCGCCCAGTGTTTC